GGCCACGGATTCGTTAAAAGCTTCGTGGAACACGGCTATATTATCGGCCTGATATGCGTCCGGGCAGACATTAGCTACCAGCAGGGACTTCATAAGATGTGGACCCGGGAAACGAAATTGGACTTCTATTGGCCGGCACTCTCCCACCTAGGGGAGCAAGCCGTCCTGAATAAAGAAATCTACGCCCAGGGCAACGCCCAGGACGAAGAAGTATTTGGATATCAGGAAAGATGGGCAGAATACCGCTATGGAGTAAACAAAATCACAGGACTTTTTCGGTCAACAGGAACAACGCCTTTAGATGCGTGGCACTTAGCCCAAGAATTTACAGCACTTCCTACGCTTTCAGCGACTTTTATTGAAGAAAACCCTCCGGTGGACAGAGTGATAGCCGTACAAACAGAGCCACACTTCATATTTGACAGTTATTTCAAAATCAACTGCGTACGGCCGATGCCGGTTTACAGCGTCCCCGGCTATATCGACCACTTCTAAGAGAGGAGAAAAACCTATGTTCCCCGGATATTTTGAAGGAGATACACAAGGCGCATTAGGGACACCACACGCCGGGGGAGGGGGGAGCTTTGATTTTAGCTCCCTCCTCGGACCCTTGGGAACGATCGGTGGAGGATTAATTTCCATGGTTGGAGGAATGGGCTCCAACCGAAAGGCAAAGAAAGAGGCATCAGCAAACAGAGAATTTCAGCTTTACATGAGCAATACCGCACACCAAAGAGAAGTAGAAGATTTAAGAAAGGCGGGGCTCAACCCTATACTGTCAGCGACAAAAGGAGCCACCACGCCGGGGGGAGCTATGGCAACATATAGCAACCCCTTAGAACACGCCGGGGCGGGAGTAGCCAGCGGAGCAAAAATGTCCGCTTTAGAGAAACCGCTCATTGAAGCACAAATAAAATCAGCAACAGCAGACACAGCACAAAAGGTAGCCAACGCACACTTACTTAACGAACAGGCAATCAAAACAGGAGCGGAACGTCGACTAATCGACCAACAAACCCTTACCAGCGCCGCAGATGTTACACTCAAAGAAAAATTAGGAGCAAAAGCGGAACAGGATATCAGAGAGTCAGGAGTCCGAATGGATCTTGACACGGCAACGACAGCACTCCGGGAAGCAGAAAAAATGCTGTCAATAGCCCATGCAAAACAATACGATATCATGGCTCAAAAGCTTTTGAAGGAGATCGACGCAATCAAAGCAGACCTCAACAAAAAAGAAGCGGTTGGAAATTTGTATAACGTCGGAAAAAGCTTGACAGAGAGAGTAAAAGATGCATATAACAAAGCAGAGAAATTCTGGAACGCGAACAACAAAAGAGGCGCAAGCGATTGGATGATAAACCAATTCAAAGGCGCCGGAACGATGTTCGGTGAAGGAGTGGGAAACGTATTCGGAGGCGGAGCGCGCGCCCGTCAATTCTCACCAGACATCGGCCCATAGGCCGGAAAGGAGAAACACCATGCGTAGATTCAGAGGCAAGGTCAGCAAAAAAGGCGGGAGGCGATTGTTTACCAAAACCGCTATGCGTACCCACAAGCGGAACCTCCCGACTAACCCAATGAGAGGAGGGATTAGATTGTAATGTCCTGCTATTACCCAATCAAAGGGTACAGGAGCATTTACGTCAACAAAGACACAGGAAAAAGAGGAATTGTTTTTTCACCAATGAAAGGATACAGCGACCTCCCAATGGAATTACCATGCGGAAAATGCATAGGATGTAGATTAGACAAAGCAAAGGAGTGGGCTGTCCGATGCGTAAAGGAAGCCTCATTATACAAGGAGAATTGTTTCGTGACGTTGACTTACTCACCGGAAAAAATTCCATCAAACGGGAGTTTATGCCCAAGGAATTTCACCCTTTTCATGAAGAAATTACGCAAGCGATTGGAGAGGGACAATCTCAGGATTCGCTTTTTTCAATGTGGCGAATACGGAGAAGGACTGGGGAGGCCACATCACCATTGTATTATATTCGGATGGATGCCACCGGACATGAAATTATGGAGGCAGAAGGGAAATACAAAGCTTTTCCGTTCAAAGATTTTAGAAGATATATGGGGTAACGGATTCGTCACAATAGGATTCGTCACCTACGAAAGCGCATTTTACGTCACACGGTACATTCTAAAGAAAATCACAGGAGATAAAGCAGAAGAACACTACCAAGGCAAACACCCGGAATATATTACTATGTCAAAGAAACCGGGAATTGCACACGATTGGTTTCAAAAGTATTACGATGACGTATACGGAGATGATTCATTAGTCTACGGATTAGGTAAATTAACCAAGCCACCACGATATTTTGACAAAATGTACGAAAAGATGAACCCTGAACACTTCAAAGAAATACACAAAGACCGAATGGAAAGAGAAGCAAACAGCGATTATAACAGCGAATACAGACTTAAAGTAAGAGAGAAATTACAGAATATTAAAGTAAAACAGCTTAATAGAGAACTACACAACACCCAATAAAGGGAGATACGCCAATGCCTAAGATGAGAATTTATTCGGTCTATGATGAGAAAGCAGAAGAATTTTCGCCGCCATTCTTCCAAGCCAACGACAGGATGGCACAAAGAATGATTACAGAAAGCGCAAAAGGAAACGGCTCTATGCTAAACGCCTACCCGGAGGATTTCAAACTTTACAGAATAGGTGAATTTGATACAACCTCCGGTGATATAAACAGAGAAGAAAGACCTTGCCTTATATGCGCTGTCAAAGACATTACGAAAGGAGCGGGAAGAAATGCAGAAAACTAGCGAAATCGTATACCCGACTGTCTACAACAGATTCGATAGGCCAAAAGGCAAAGGAATTGCCTGTAAAGAAGGGGAAGGAAGGACTCAACAGCAATTCAAAGAGGAATGCGACGTTAATAATATCGTCGAAATGTATGGAAAAACGGGACTATGGAGCCACAGCACGAAACCCCCTACGGCTATGCCGATGTTTGGGGATTTCACAAGCGCACCAGATTTTCTGGAAGCGCAGAACCGTTTTGTAGAAGCAAATCAATTATTTGCAGAGCTTCCGGCAAGCTTAAGAAAGAGATTCAACAACAATCCAGCAGATTATCTCGAATTTGTAAGCAAGCCGGAGAACACAGAGGAAGCAATCCGACTCGGAATTGCTACCAAGAAGCCGGACTCAAGTCCGGCAGAACCACCCAAGTCAGAACCGAAGGTCTGAAAGGGTGGTGTCAGAGGGCAATAGCATATCAAGTAATAGGTAGCCCTCTGAATGCGGGAGTGGGGGGGAGAGCGTGGTTTATGGAGTGATGGGTAAGAAAGGAATCCTCCCGCTAATTACGATATTGAAATGGTTATTGAGGTTGATGGAAGGAAGGGGATAATATGAGCAAGACAATAATCATTCCTGAAAAGGAGAGAAACAAATGGCTAAGAACCGTGTACGTACCCGTTCAGCATCAAATTATACCTTTAGCCAAGTACCGAAAGCGGAGATTCCTCGCAGTAGTTTCAAACGCAATCATACGCATAAAACAACTTTTGATTCGGGACTTTTGATCCCGATCTATGTTGATGAAGTATTACCGGGTGATACTTTTAATCTTCGGATGGATGTATTTGGACGGCTGGCCACTCCTATTTTTCCTGTTATGGATGGCCTATATTTGGAAAGCTTTTTCTTCTTCGTCCCGAACAGGTTAGTTTGGGACAACTGGCAGAAATTCATGGGAGAACAAGCCAATCCAGACGATTCAGTTGACTTTTTAATTCCTTCGATAGATATGACAGGAGGCCCGTGGCAGACTGGTTCTATTGGAGATTATTACGGTTTGCCAACAGGTCATCAGTTTACAGGTACTAATGCGTTGCCGTTTAGAGCATATAATTTGATTTGGAATGAATGGTTCAGAGATCAAAATCTTCAAGATAGTGTTTCTGTTTTTAAGGCTGATGGTCCAGATCCAGTCACTACATATCAGCCCCTTCGGCGTGGAAAACGGCACGACTATTTTACTTCGTGCCTCCCATGGCCCCAAAAAGGCCCGGGAGTGGAAATCACCCTCGCAGGAAACGCTCCGGTTGTACCGGTAGCTCCACAGGTCGCACCTATATTCAAAAACGTCAGCGGATCGGGAGAATCTATTCTCGCCGCCAACACCGGCGGTCAGGTATTCGTTGATTCACCGATGTTCAACGCCAATCCGTTCTATTGGAAAACTACGGGATTGGAAGCAGACCTCTCAGCTCTCTCAGCGATTACCATTAATTCGCTCAGAACAGCCTTCCAGATCCAGAAATTGATGGAGAGGGATGCCAGAGGCGGGACCCGGTACGTTGAGATCCTTAAAAGCCATTTTGGAGTGATTTCGCCCGATGCGAGATTGCAGAGGCCAGAGTACCTCGGGGGAGGCCACACACCTGTTATCATCAATCCGGTTACGCAAACCTCGGGATCACCGGGAACCGGTGGTTACACCCCCACGCCGCAAGGAAATATGGCGGCTTACGGGGTAGTCGGAGGATCAGGCCACGGATTCGTTAAAAGCTTCGTGGAACACGGCTATATTATCGGCCTGATATGCGTCCGGGCAGACGTTAGCTACCAGCAGGGACTTCATAGAATGTGGACCCGGGAAACGAAATTGG